CCTGATAATGTTAAGCCACTACCTATGGTTATCTTGGTTACATTACCTGCGTTATCACCTCCTGCAAGTACGTTCCCTGAACCTGCTAGAATATTTTTAAGTACTAATTGTGCCATATTATTTGAATAATGCTCTTATATGTTCTCCTGCAGCCAATGATGATCCGAATGTCAAAATACCTGTTGTACTATTAAATGATACATCATTTGCATCTAAAGTTACTGGGTTAATATCTTGCACCTCTACACCACCTCGTGTTACACTAAAGCAAGTAAATCCAATTGCACCAGGAAGGGTTACAGTTGTTTCTCCTCCTGTAGCTGTATAATCATACATCTTAACAATCTGACTACTAATATTGATGCCTTCTTGAGTTACCTCTACACCATCTATAGAATATCCGCCAGTTCCTTGTAAAGTTACGCTATAAGTAGAAGCACTTTCTACTGGTCCACTTAAAGACAAAGAAGTAATATTAGCAAGTCCTGTTAGGATGGTATATCCTAATAAACCACTACCAGTTCCGTTATCATTATCTATTGAGAATTTGATTGTAATTGGAGTCTTGTCTAAAACCAATTGTAATAAGTAAGCATAGTTGTAGTTGTCCGAAAGTGAAACAAATCCATCGCAAGTAACTGACCATGTTATTACATCATTCTTATATTCTCTAAACCAAGCTGATGTTTGACTTGTAACTTCTACTTGTTCAACGTTTGTCGAAAACGTACAGCTTGTAGCAGCTCCAAATGGAACAGCTATGCTAGTAGCTGGGTTAAAGTAGTAAAGCACTATGTTTGTTCCGTTAATTACTGATGCCATTATTTATATTTTTATTGAAAATATTCAGTTGTTTCTGTCGATGCATTATCTGTATTTGTTATCTCTAATAATTGCAAAGATGTTGTTTGGTTATAATATGGTTCTATCGTATATCTATTAGCCATAAAGAATTTACCATCATAAGATAATGCATTGCCTGAAGGGTCTTGGATAGTGAATTTTTTTCCTAATCCAATAAAACCATCTGATTTACATATTGTTCCTAATTCGCCTTCTAATGATGCAAGGTTCTTATTGAATATATTAGAATATTGTCTACAAATCAATTGGTTTAATGATGGATATGTACCAGCTTTACCATATCTATACCAGTTTTGTAGCTTAACATTAGATGCGTTAAAAAGCGTTCCAACAACATTTGATATTGATACATCAGGATATATAGCACCATAAGGCGTTTCTATTTGCTTTACTAAAGCTAGGTTGCTACCCAATAATCTTTCTGATTTAAAAGCAGTATAATTAGTAGATGATTGAGTTAATCTTAAGTTATTAATTCTCATATCTAAATTAGTTCCATCAATTGTAAATTTAATTCTTACATATCCAACTGCAATATCAACACCATTGTCAGTTTGATTACCAAAAGGAATTTCTAAAGAATATTTATTAATTGGAGACCTATCTGGTCCAGGATATGATATTGGAATATTTATATATGATGATGCTGTTACCCATTTATTATCAGAGTTTAAATAATAAACATTAGATCCTACTGTAATAATAACAAACATTTTTGCTATAGATGAAGATATAGTAGATGTAAGAGAATAATTAAAAGATATGGTACCCTTAGAATCACCCATTATTGGAGAATATGCGTTTGGTGCTATAACTGTTCCCATTTCCAAACTAGCACTTCCACCTGAAAAATTATTTAGTCTAACATCATTATATTCTTTTGTAGGATAATCATATGTATTAATAAATGCTCCACCAGCAACTGATCCAACAAAGTAATTAGGTGTCACATTTAAACCTGCTGGTTTTTGCTTAAAATTACCATTAGTTATATAATTATTTGCATAGTTAAATGGAGTTGTTACCGATACCCTAGAATAACCTTTTCTTACTATTTTTGTTTGACTATTATTTATAAAATGAACATTATTAGAACTATATGGTTGTATATTAATTGTTTCAGTTATTAAACCACCTGACAATGTATAATAAGTGGTAGAACTTAACTCATATTTAGTAAAATAGTTATTAGCTCCTGCTATTTCATTTATAGACATTATCCACCAATCTCCATTGTATTGAAACAATCTACATCCAAAACTCTTTACAATATTATCAAGTATTGTGTAGTTATTTATGCCATCAAAATCTCTAACATATTGATAGGTTTGTGCAAATGGTTCGTAGGTCTGAGCATCTCCTCTATCATTCATTCCGTCTGCATAATATGAGCAACAAGCATATAAATATGATGTCGTTGGAAATAGTACTCCATATAAAATCTGATTTAAAATAGACATTAAAGAAGTCAATGAATTTATGTTTAGTCCATCAGTTGTAATATAGTTATACTTTAAATAAGACAAGGCGTCTATACAAACAAAATTAGCCTCTTGGTTACCTGTTGTAAAACCTAGACTTATATAATCGTTAAATACAAAACCCTTCCATTTTATATTTGTGTCGTTTAATAATTCAACATAATACTTCCTATCGTTGCTATCTAGTAAAACAGGGAAATTGGTATAATCTGCAGTTGTACTTACTATAAAAGAAACATTTAACTGGGATGTAATTATTCCAGCTATTGGGTCTTCTTCATTTGAATTTGGTGCTAATGATATATTAGTAGGTGTGTATGCATAAGGAGACCCTGTATACCCATCTTCGTATATCTTTACAATAAGAGAAGACTCATCTCTTAATTCTTGTGTTAAAGTATATCTTAATCCGTATGCCATTATCCAGCTAAGTTAATATTTTGCCCTTTAAGATTAGATGCCTTTTGTGCTCTATTTACCGACAAAAGCAAGTCTTGTCCTCTCAATACAAAAGTAGCCGAATTGTTTGACATATTTTGAGCATTTGATAATCCTGAAATATTATTGCCAGTTGTGCTATTTGGAGATTGATTCATTAAACCAAATGAAGGATTAGGAGCAAATGCACCTGATGTAGTATTGCTGTTTACATTGCCGAATCCTCCGCTTGTCCCACCTCCAACTGTTGATTGAGCCTTACCAAATTTTGCTTTTAATGCTGAACCTGCTGCAACCAATGCAATACCTGCTGCAACTGCTGCATAAGGGTTTACTTGAGCTAATTGAAAGGCTTTTATTGCCACACCATAAGCTATCAATGCCTTACCAACTTCTTCTAAAGCACCGCCAATAAGTTCTCCAAAACCACCTAGAACATCAACATTTTGACCAGCAAGTGCCTTTCCTAAATTTTCTCCTAATTGAGATAAGATATTTTCTGCTACCCTATTAACTACATCAAATATTTGATTTGTAGTATCAGTCCAATTTGACTCATAAGATTTTAATACTGGCTTAGAACCTTCTATAGCAGCATCTATTCTAACAATGGCATCATTTATTTTGTCTAATTGATCTTCTGTATAACCACCAATAGAAGCTAAATCATATAACTTATTTTTATAATCTTCTAGAACCTTTATTCTTCCTTCGGTATCTGTTTTATTAATTCTATTTAATAGTTTGGTTCTAACTTCAGATTCTAACTTTAAAGCATCTAATGAATTTTGAAGATTTCTGTCATCAATTACCTTTAACTGTTTCTCATGTTTTTCAGCTTCATCAATTCTTTTTTGTAATTCCTTGCCTTCTTCCTCTCCTAGTTTTTGCTCTATAGCTAGTATCCTATCTGCTGCGTTTTTAGCAGAATTTAAAATATCTTGATCTCTTCTTAATCTAATATTTTTAATAAAAACAGCACTCTTGCCTTCTAGTTTTGCTTGTTTTATATCTAATTCAGCTTGTCTCTTAATTATCTCTTGCTCATAAGAGGCAAACATTAATATATCGTCTTTGTAATATTGTTGTCTTGATTTTAATAACTCTATTGAATTATCTTCTAATTTTGTTGTTGGACCTCCGTTATTTTTATCTAGATCAAAGGTTACATTGGCATCATAAATATCAGTATACTTTTTTAAAGTCTTATCTAATTCAGTATTTTGAGCCTTTAATTTATCAATATTATCTTGAATAGTAGAAGCTCTTACTGCTTCTAGGTTTAGAGTACCAGAAGCATAAATCAAGTTCTTTTTATCTATTTCTGCTTGTCTCTTTTTTGCGGAATTATTTGCAGCAGTTAAGTCCAGCGTCATTTCTGCTATCTTAGCTTCATTAGCTAATTGCTTTGCTACAACTTCCTTTATAACAGTTTGAGCTGCTTCTGCTTTTGCATATCTAATTACAGCCTCAGAAAGCTTATTATAAGCATCTTTAGCCTTCCCAGCAGCTATTTCTTCAGCAGAAAAATTCTCCAATAATTTAGGATATTCTTCTTTTAGTTTTTTAGCAGCAGTTATTCTGTCCTCTAAACTTGCATTTGAGTTTGTAGATGCTCTATATAAGCTATCTAGTTTTACTTTTTGATCTGCTAACGTTGTAGAGAACTCCTTGCTATAATCTACTGATAATTTAATCTTATTTCCAAAACTAATTAAACCAGCATCTAAAGCAGTAAATAAAGCAACTACAGCAGATACAGCAAGATATATAGGACCAGTTAAAGATGCAAACCCACCAACCAATGCTGGTAAGTTGTTTTGTATACCTCTAAATCCATAAGGTAAATCTTGTATAACAAGTGCAAAGTTTGTCCATTGTTGATTAGTTTGCTTTACCGCATTACTAGCTTTATTAGCTGCAGTTGCAGCTCCTCCAAGAGCCTTTTCTGTATTTTCAACAAGCTTTGCTGTTTTATTAATTTTTCCATTAAATATTTCTACATCTTTACCTAAAACCTTAGATAAAGCATCAGACATTGCTTTTGCATTCTTACTAAATTCAGCTACATCCAGGTCGACCTTGACCTTTACAATTTCTTCTGCCATATTACTTTATGGGTTTAACATTTTCATATTTTTTCAAAACCTCGTTAAGCTCATCTTGATTCATCACTCTTTGTTTCACAAAGTTACGATTATCGCAGTCAAGAGCTAGGAGCTCAGATGGCTTTATGCTTTTGCCTTTTGGCATTTGTACATTAATTAATGCTGCAGTTTGCCATCTTAATTTAACCCAGTCCATTTCTTCTTTATGTCTATACCCATACCATACAAAATCAAGCTCAGACATGGTCATGTCCCAAAACAAATGGGGAAGCACTTGGCACTCCCCCATTGTATATCTTTCAATATCAATCCACTCTAATTTTTTTTTACTCCGCTAGATTTTTCTTTTTTAGTCGGAGCTTCTTCGATACCGCTACTTAGACTTTCTGTTAAAGCAGCCAAAATATCTTGAAATTTCTTTCCTGATATTCCACCTAAATCATCTATCCAATCACAGGCATCTAAGTCTGTAAATTTAGGTGTTATGCCTTCTTTATACAAAGGATATTCTGCTGCTGCTCTAAGTAAATTAGAAATAGCATCTAATGAATCAGGTCCATTTAATGCATCTCCAATTTCAGTTGGTCCAATTTTTTGTAATTGGCAAAACCTTTTTAAAGACCAAGTGCAAAATCGCAATTGTATTTTTTCTCCAGAACTAAGTTCTAGTTCGTAGTGACCTCTCATATATGTTGTTGTTTTTGGTTATTAGTTAGTTGCTTGAGTCAAAGGACCAGTTCCAGTAAAAGATACTGAATAAGTTACTGGAGACTCCATGTCAGCAGTAATATCCATACTTTCAATGAAAGCAGAACCAGACCAAATTAAGTCACCTGTTACTGGAGTTGTTCCACTAACTGTAGTAAACTTAACTGTTACAGCATTTCTATTTGCGATTGCAGTCATTAACTCACCTGTAGTGTAGTAAGAAGCTGTTGCAGCAGGATCAACTGTAGCTAAACCATCTGTAGTTAAAGTCCAAGACTTAGCACCACCGATATGCTCTGTCCATCCAGCACTTTGCTTATCTGTACTATCTGGTAAGTCAACTGAAAAACTTAAAGAACAAGATGTAGCATGAGCTACCACTTCTGTTCCTACTAATACAACCAATGAGGTTCCGTTAAATACACCTGTTGTTGCCATTTTATTTTATTTTACTTTTTTTATAATATTTGATTCACAAAATGTTCCATTGTTATAATTCTCCTAAATACATAAGACTGATCAATATAGTCAAAAGTAGCATAATTTGCTCCCATTTTTCTAGTAACTATCTTAAAGTTAGGTGCAACAGAAGGATAGTCTATTGGATAAACTCCAATAATTTCTAATAATTCATTAGCCCATTCGTCTACTGACTTCTGACCTACTTCTCCTGACTTTTGAGTCTTGTATATTATGTCAAATTGGATAGTAGCATTAAAGCTATAGCTTTGTTTGTCGCTATCCTCTGGAGCAGTTTGACTGCTTATAATCAAAAACGGAGGATTTACATTATCTGGAGCTATTGTATCATAAACCCCTAACGAAAAAGATTCGCTAGTCAGTTTGTCAAAATACCCCTTTCTTATAGCTAATCCGCAGTCTTTCATTTACACAAATTTAGCGAAATATATTTATATCTTTATTTTCTTTATTTTCTCAACCATACCACCAATTAGTTCATCGGCAGAGTTAAATAAATATGGTCCTGGTGTCCTAACTACCTTGTGTAAACCACTTCTTTTAAATTCACCAGCATAAATTGTAAGGCTAGAATTATCCAATCTTTTATAACTAAGCATAGGTGCTCTTCCTGTTCCAAACTCTACAAAAGCAGCATAATTAATTAAATGACCTTTTGCATTGCTTACATTTGGCAAACCAGCCTTAATCATAGAAGATCCATTAGAAAGTCTTGTTGCTCTTATAGATGACCTTAATCCGCCTGTATCTACAGCAACCCTAGATTTTGCTCTATTCTCAATTTGCTTCGCTGTTTCATAAATAATATTAGCAGCTTGTGTTGTCATGGTATCTGGAGCTTTTTTAAATTTATTGACAATTGAGTCAAGCCCATTTACCTTGATATTAAATCTAGCCATTTAATAAAGTTGAACAACCTATGATAAAAAACTTATTTTCATCTCTTTCGTTAATAACAGAATTAATCATATATAAATTACTTTTATGACTGATAATCAACTTGTTATTAAATGTTTTAGATGTAGTATATCTTATTCTAAAGCTAATATCGTTAGCAATTGAATCTTTGCCTAATATATCAGTTTTGTTTTCTGTATCATTTGCAATTTGAGCCCAACAAGTATAATAATCTGCAAGGGTATTTACAAAGCCACCAGCTCCATCAGAAACTCCTGTTTTGCTTTTAAACGTAATCCTATTGTGTAGTTTACCTATCATTATAAAATGTAATTTATTCTCTTATAAGGCTTCATTAATTCGTATGCAGTAGTTAGGTTGGCACTTGGTCTACTTGACTCTACGCTTGATTCTCTGTACTCGTATAGATCAGCCAACATTTTAAAACAAGCTGTTCTCATAGTAGGAGTTGGCTCACAATACCCACAAGTATATGTAAATCTATATTCTCCCTCTCCATAAGCTACAGCATAAACCTTCATTGTGTTAGTTCCAATTACATTGTAGTCACCTTCTTCTAACTGAATCCACTCTGTATTATTCCAATACTCAACTGACATCAAAACACCAATTGGCACATATGGAAGCTCGATAAACTCACTCATAAAGGCAACTACCTGTAAGTTTCTTTGTGTCATAGCTACACCAGCATATTGCTCTAATCTTACTCTTGCTGAAGTAATTAAAGCTTCAATTAATGCGTCATCTTCTGAATAATCTACTCTTAGATAGTTTTTAGCCTCTGCTAAGGTTATTGCTTCTGAAACAGTATCAGACAAAACCGCTATATCTCTTACAATTTGCATCCTGTATGTTTTTTACAAAAATAGTCAAAATTTAACGCATTAAAAAAGGGGTAGTTTTTGGCTACCCCTTATATTTTAGATTAGTC